AAGAGCGCACCGGAGGCCGTCAGCGTCAGCGAGAGGCGAAGCAGCAGGCTGCCTGTCATCGGCCAGCGCCGGACAACACCGTCGGTGCGGTAGAGCATCACCATGAAAGCAGAGACACCAGCGGTGAGGATGGCGCTGGCGACTGCATTCACGATGGTGAGCGGATTCATTTCTTCTTGAACCTGTCGATGACGAACTCGACGCCGTGAAGGCCGAGAAAACCCATGATGAACGCGGCAGCGTACTGGGTGTTGCTGTCCTGCATATTGAAGAACTTAACCACTACCGGGGTGAGGTAGTTGGCTGAGAGGGTGCCTGCGAGGAGCGAGGTCAACGTGGTGGCCCAGTTCTTGTGACCGTCCTTCTTCACGTTGACCAAGCTCCCTGCGAAGCCTGCGACGAGTAGGCCGATGTTGATGCCGATATCGCGCAGAAGATCCTTCATGGCTTGTCGTCGGGCTTGGCGTCCTGGGCCTTGAGCGCGGTGAACATTGCACCGGCACCGCCGACCGCTGCGGCGATGGCACCGCCCATGTCACCGGCGATGGCCTGTTTGATGGCTACAGAGAGGGCGGCGAGCAGCACGGCCACGCCGCCGGCGGTTGTCTTCCAGTTTTTCATTCGGGCTTGGATTGTGAATATGCGGCCGCTGCTTCAAGGAGTTCCACCAGAGGAAGGCCGACCTTCATGTTGGTCACGTTGCCGGCCTTCATTCCAATGACAAGCAGCTCATAGAGTTGGTTGAACTGCTGCGGTGTGAGTTCGATCTTGATCATGCGGCAGGAGCTTCGACAACGGGAGCCTCTGGCGCAACAACAACCGGCTCAGGAACCACCGGCGGCACCCACGGCAGCGGCGGAGCGATGACCGGAGGGTTGATCTGGTTCTGGATCTGCAACGAGACGTTCGCTTCGATGGCGGTCTTATCGACGCCATTGCTGAAGCACCAGCCGAGAACCTGATCCTGCGTCAGATCCTCGTAAGGAGTGAAGTTCTCGCTCGGCGGCTGGAACGACGCGCTGCCGTAGCAGGTGCCGCTGTACTGATCCTGCGAGCCGTTGCACCTCCAGTCGGCGGTGATGACAACATCGGTGAGCGAGCCTTCGGTCGGCTTGACCAACAGGCGTTCGATGATCCAAGAGATAGTGGTCATGGTAGATTAGGCTTCGAGTGCTTCAACACGGGCGGTGAGTTCCTTGATGGCGGCAACCAGCAGCGGGATTAACTCGCTGTAGCGAAGACCAAGCTCGTTTGACTTAGATGAATCAACCGCTTCAGGAAGGACAGATAGTACATCTTGAGCGATAAGGAAAGAACGCCGGGTATTGGTTTCGTCATTCTTATACTTGCCAATCACAGATCGCAATGACCCCACCTTAGCAATAGCGTTGCTAATCGGTTCGATGATGTCCTTCAAACGCTCGTCAGAAACCGCTGACCAAGACGTGGCACCAGATGTAATTGAAACACCAGTAGAAGCGTTATTGAGAACGTAAAACGTGTTACCGGAATCAACGGCTTGTCTCCAAAACGCTCCAGCTGTAGCATCAGTATTTCTGATTACAATTTGTTGCGAATTAGCTCCCGCAATGTTTATCGATCCAGCAGCAGTTCCAGAAATAAGACTCGTCGTCCCCACCAACAGATTCCCGCTCGCGTCGAGCCTAGCTCTTTCCGTTGTATCAATGGTGAACGTAATCGGATTGCTTGTGAGCGAATTGATATTCAACTCACTAGAAGTTCCTTTAATCAACGCACGTTTGGTTGTGCTAGTGTAGAAATCAAGAACAGGAGTCGTTGACTGCTCAATTCGAATGTCTCCGTTGATATGGAGTTTTGCACTCGGCGTAACCCCCACGCCCAGCCCCGTGGAGTTCAGGGTCATTCGCGTGCCTCCCGCGCCGTCGTACCAGTCAAACACACCAGCAGGTGTGATAAGGTGCATCGTCGTGTTGTTTGCAATCAAACCAAGACTATGGTTTGAGATTGCTCCAATTTCAGGTCGTGTAGAAAATGAAATGCCACCGATAATTGTGCCAGCACTGTTTCCAGCGGCCAGAATACCACGCACATCCAGCGCATAACCGGCAGCAGGTGTCGCCGTAAGAATACCCACCCGATTGTTCGCCGAATCCACCTTCAGCGTACTCGTATCCACCGTCAGATCGCCGGTGATGGTGGCGGAGGCGAGGGTGGCGGTGCCGCCGGCTCCGAGGAGTTGATTGATCGTCGACTTCTTGGTCGTGCCGCTGGCGGCCATTGACGTATCGGAGACGTCGACGATAACCAACGGGTCGGCCGTTGGATCAACTGTTGAGATGGCCGTTAAGGCCGTAATTTTGGAGTCTGCCATATCAGTAAACGGTAAGGATGAACTTGTCGGAGTTTTCGGTTAGTAAAAGGTCGGTGCCGTCTTCCAAAGCAATTCGGTCGTAGGTGCCGAACGAGAAAACGATCTTACCGGAGGCATCTTCCTGCAGGACGAAGAACTCGTCCTCCTGGAGCATATCGCGCCGCAGGATCGGTAGATCGAAGCCACCGGTATCACCGGAGGGCGCTCGATTGGTTCCGATGCCGATGCCAAGTCTCATGTGTTAGGCGGTGCGAGCCAGGAATGCCACGGCCTTGCCAGAGGCTAGTTGAAATTCGGTGATGTTACCGACCAGCGGGAAGCCGGCCGGCAGGGTGATGCCGGTCCAAGTCCCAGAGATGCCGGTGCCTGTGATCGAGGTGAAGACGGTCGGCTCAGCCGGAATCACGGCCGAGAAGTTGCCAGTCTGGGCAGCCGTGGTGGTTACCGGGAAGAATCCCTGGCGCCCCATGCTGTATTCCATCGAGATGTCTGCTTGAACGGCCATTTTGTCTTTCGGTTAGAGGGGAGGTCACCGGAACTTTCCAGCAACCTCCCCAATTTTAAGGGTTAACCTTTTCGGACTTTCGGTGCCAGGGCTCCCTGTATCCACAGGATGAGCTTGCCTCCTTCGGGAACGGTCGCGGTGTTGAAGCCGTCGCGCTGGAGTGTCGCGTCGACTTCGGGACCAGAAACGAGCTTGGTTTTGCCGTTCTTGTCCACCGAGATGGTAGTTGCGATTCTCATGGGTCAGCCGATTAGGCGGTGATGAGAACTTCAGCCTGCGTGGTGTCCGCGGCCGCGGCGCCGAACATGATGTCGTAGGACGCCATATGAGCCCGGGAGGCGCGGCTGTACCAGACAGACAGCAGGACAGAAAGGCCGTTGGACAGCTCGACCGTGCGCTGCTCCAGGAACTCACCGGCGATCATTCCGACCGGGAGGCCCGAGGCCACCGCGATGGCGTCCTGGCCGCAAACGAAGCCGGCGGTGTTGGCGATAGCGCCGGTCCAGTCGTTCTGCTCCAGGATGTTGTTGAAGCCAAAGAAACCGTTGTTCAGGGGGCCATATCGGCTGTCAGGGAACGGGTTGGTGCCGGCGGCAGCGGTGAACTGACCGGAGAACATCAGGCGAGCCAGGTGGCCACCGTCGAGCAACAGCAGCTTCTGGCGGTAGTTCTTGGCCAGGGCCAGGATCGCCGGGAGGTCGGAGCTGTCGAAGTTGGCGGCCGTTCCAATGGTGGTTCCGGCGCCGTAGTTGCCGGAGGTCATGACAGCGGTCACCTTCTTGGAGATGGCCAAGGCGAAGATCTCAGCGGAGCCCTGGGACAGGTCGGAGAGGGCAAAGCCCTGGTTCAGCTCCTGCTGGGTGACCGTGAAGGTCTTGGTGATCTGGTTCACCGTCACCGAGGTGGCGTCGAGTTGGGACCCGTTGGCGGCGCTGTCCTCGAAGTTGGTGGCGTTGTCGACCGCGGCGTCGCCGGTGGTGAACTTCTTGACCTGCACCGTCGCACGGGGGCGGAGGTTATCCAGGCCGACGTTGCGGGTAAAGCCGCTGATCATGGCCAGTTTGGCGCTGATCACGGTGATCACGGCGTCGGCGAGGTAATCGACAACCAAGCCGGAGGCGAAGGTGTTTGAAGCCTGGGGAGCGATCAGCGCCGACTGGCGGAGCAGTTCGCTGTGGTTTTCGATCAGGAAGCGCTGGCGCTCGGCACCGGCGCGGAGGCTCTTGTGCTTCTCCAGGAGGGGGTTGCCAAGGTTCTGGATCACCGGCCGGAGAGGCTCGGGGGCAGGGGCGGCGGTGATAGCCTTGGCGCTGATGGCGGCGGCAACGGCCTTGGCCACGATGGCGTCGATGTCGAGGGCGGACGGCGCACTAGGAGCGGCCGCCACCACGGTGTTTGATTCAGTCATGTTGTGTGGTGTCTGCTGTGATGTCGGCGCGGTTGTCGCGCCATCGGCGGCAGCGTCGGTGCTGCCGGTCGAAAGTTTGTCCTCCGGAGATTCATCCGGGGTCTCGCCCTCCTCGATTTCGAGCTGGGCATAAAGCGCTTTGAACCAATCACGGCCTGCGGCGCCTCCCCAAAGGTTGGCTGCCACGTCGGCCGGTGTGTTGGGCTCGGCTTCGAGGAAGCGCTCGTTGCGTCCCCACCAGGCGTTGGCTGTGCGGATCTTGTCCTCGGTGGGTGCCTCACCGGCCACGAGGGCCTCGGCGTCCAGGACAGTCTGCTTCTCAAGGCCATCACCGGCTAGACCTTCGGCGTACTGCTCTAGGCCGCGGCGAAGGTTGCTTCGGACAGTCTCGGGGGCGGTCTTGGTGACAGCCCGAGGATGCCAGCAGGCGGCGATGGCCATCTGCTCCTCGGTCATCTTGTCGGCCAGGCCGAACTGGATGGCCTCCTGGGCGGTGAACCAGGTCTCCTCTTTCATTGCAGCCCGGATCTGAGAGGTCGGGCGGCCGGTAACCTTCGAATAGATACTAGCCAGCACCTCAGCGTGTTGATCCAAGGCATCGGCCATCTTCCGCATTTCCTCCGAGGTGCCTGCCACCATTCCGGAGGGGTCGTGAATCATAAACAAGGCCGCATCGGCGATCTCAACAGTGTCACCGGCCAGGGCAATGATTGAGGCAATCGAGGCAGCGATGCCGACCACCCGGGTGGTGACGGGTGCCTGCCGGCCTCGCAGCATATTGTAGATGGCCAGGCCATCCCAGACGTTGCCGCCGGGGCTGTTGATCTCGATCACCAGAGGGCCTTGGCCGACGTCCTGCAGGGCCTGGCTGAAGGCCTTGGCCGAAATACCGGAGCCACCGAACCAGTCCTCACCGATCTGATCGAAGATTTGGAGGGTGGCCGGCTCCGAGGCCGAGGCCCGGGGCTGGTAGGAAAGCCAGTTGTTGATCTTGGTCATTCTGATTTCTTGGCTCTGGGTTTCCGTTTCTTGGCCACAGCGACCACCTCCTGGATGGGTTGGGCTGGGATCTCCTCAGGCATTGTCCCGGAGGGCTCTGCCTCGGCAGCCATCTCGGCTGGCTCGGGCGCGATAGGCTGCTTCTGGGCGGTCGAGATCTCCGAGACATCGAGGCTGTACTTAGTGGCCAGGTCTTGGATGTACCGGGCTTGCTGGGCCTTGGCCTCTAGGGCGGATCGCCAGTCGATGCCTCGGGCGCCGTAGATCTCGTCGTAGGTGGTAACACCAGCGCCTAGCTCAGCGAGCTGTGCAGCAGAGTTGCGGCCCACGTCGACGTTGGGAGCCCGGGGTGCCTGGATAGCGACCTCGTACCAGTCGTCGGGAGAATCTCGCAGGCTGGGATCGGTGCGGATGGCGTATTCCATCACATACTCCCAGATCCTACGGGCGGCCGAGGCCATCACCTGGTGACGGCTGCGGAACCACACTGACGACATATCCAGGGCGCCACGGTAGACCGTGCCCTGCATTCCTTCCGGGAACACCAGGACGTAGGGGATGCCGACGCCGGCACAGACCTTCTCGGTCAGGCTTCA